TTGGGGTAGGCGATGGTTGTATTGGTGATGTTGACCCTGTAAATTTACCGAATAGTTGAATTGTATATTGAACAGCACCAACTGGCATAATTGGTTCAAGGTTCATTGGACCAGCACCAACATATAGAGTATTGTATCCTGTGTCTCCTGTTGGATTTATTAGTGTTGTTGATTGATAAACATAATCACAATCTGTTCTTGGTCCTCCACCATTTGTTGTAATGTTATCAACGGTAACACCGGTGATTAACACACCATCAATATCATAAAAATTATATTGAACATAATATGGTTCAGATAAAATATCATCAGCCAAATAATAGTTTGTAAAACCTAATGTATAATATTCTGTTTCATCAAGGTCTCTATTACGAGGCGAGTTTGTTAAATATAAACAATCAGTTGTTGGGTTTGTTCCTGTTGGAGTTCCTGATAATACGAATTGACCTATATTAAAATCTTGGATATTTGATTTACCATTTACCCCCATCGTTGATTGGAATGTTTTGTATAAACCTTCTGTTACTGCTGGTTCACCAATTTCATCACCATTACCAGTAAAACCTGTTACTTGACCTAACTCTGTTGAAGAGTATTCATAACCAACATAAACTTGGTAGTTTATTGTTTCAGGATTATTTGGTCTTGAAAAAGGGAATGTTTGGTGTGTGTATATTGGAGTTGTATCCCATTGTGAAATGGGAATATTACTAACATAAGATTTTAATATCCTTGATACATCAATTACACCCAAGTCAAATGGGTTTGGTGTGGCTTTACCTTGAAAGATTAGATTTCCTTCAGCATAGACATCATAAACATATCTAAACTTGAAATGGTTTGTATCTGCTGATACTGTAAAGAATAATCCATCTGTATAAACAGGTGAAAACTTTGATGGGGTATGTGTATAGTTAATCATTTTTGTTTCTTAATTTATCTATAATTTGTTGAACTTGAAAATAGATATAGGCACTTACCTCTTCTCCATATGATTCAATTATTTGTGGTAATGATTCGTTTAATCCTTTCATTATAAAATCGTTTCCACCATAACCATATATTCCTATTGAGCGTCTAACCAAAAATACCAAAGATTTTCTTGATATAAACTTACCCTTGGCATCTCTTATTCCTTGAATTGTTGCCTTCTGTCTTACCCACTTATCTATTGGTCCTATTGGTGGATATCTGCCAGGTCTTCTACCATCATTAACAAATTGTCCTTCAATCGGCATTTCCAAAACAAGTTCGGGAAAACCTGTTTGTGTATTTTCAACAACAACAACTTTAATGTTCCTGTATAAATTACCAGACGCATAAGGTCTTGATTCAACATTTGTTTTCTTTGGTGCTCCTGGTTTTCCTTGACCCCCATATGTTGTTGGTCTTCTTGGAATATTCAGTTGCTCCTTAAATGAATTAGTTAATAAATCAGCAACCTCACCTAATATCTTAAAATCCATTTATTATATTATCTTGCGGGGTAAAGATTAGGGGCTGGTTTTGATGCTATACCTCTTGCCGAATTCCCCACTATAAGTGTGTTTCCATTTGTAGAAGCAGACCAAGTAAGACCATCAAGTGAATATCCTAATTTAATATCAGAGATGTTTGAGGCTACCCACATAGTTCCATTCCAAGCAACTGAAGTTGTTAAACTTACTGCCCCAAATAGAACATTACCATTTGTAGAACCAGACCAAGTTATACCATCAGTAGAATATCCTAATACATTATCACCAAGACCACCGGCAACCCACATAGTTCCATTCCAAGCAACACATCTTACTTGAGCTGTAAATATAGAATTACCATTTGTAGAAGCAGACCAAGTAAGACCATCAAGTGAATATCCTAATTTATTTGTTCCTCCTTGTGCTCCAGCTACCCACATAGTTCCATTCCAAGCAATTCCTCTAACATTTGCTGAAAAAATACTACTACCATTAGTAGAATTAAACCAAGTTATACCATCATAAGAATATATGACTCTTTTTCCTGTTCCATCGTTTCCACCAGCAACCCACATAATTCCATTCCAAGCAACTCCATAACATATTGAATCAAATGAATTAGAACCAGACCCACCATTCCAATTTATTCCATCATAAGAATATATTATTGAAGTGACCCCGTTTGATTGCCCTCCAGCAACCCACATAGTTCCATTCCAAGCAACACAAAAAGCAGTAGATAATTCTATTAAACCACCACCACTAGCTTGAGTCCAAGTTAAACCATCATAAGAATATGCTAATACATTATCACCACTACCACCGGCAACCCACATAGTTCCATTATACGCTATTGAAAATCCACCTTGTCCATTAAACATTGTATCTCCGTTAGTAGAAGCGGACCATATTAAACCATCGTAAGAATAAATAATATCTATACTTTCTCCACCAGATACATTAACCCACAAAGGAACTGATTGGGGAGTTGAACTTGGTGTCGGAGTAGGTGTGCTAGTATTGGTAGGAGTAACCGTTGGAGTAGCAGTTATTGTAGGAGTATTAGTCGGGGTAGTAGGGGTCTCACATATAGGTGATTCAGTTGGAACAGGTAAATCATACATAGGACACGCATTCATATCTTCCATAACCGTTATAACTAAATCTAATGATACACCACCGATATGGTCGTTGAACCTTTCAAGAAATGGTGTAGCACTTGTTGGCAATTGAACATCAGCAACATCATTAAATAATGAACCTCTGTATATTTGTGATAATAGATTTCTTGCTTCCAACGACATATCAGAAACAACATCTACTTCATTTGATAAATCTGTATTCACAATATCACCAAAGATTACATTCAACTGATATTGAGTTGTATTTTCAGCATAAGAAATATTCATTGGGGTTACAAACATATATGGATATGTTGCCGTCCCACCAGTTAATGTCTGTGAAAAATAAACAACATCGCCGTGACCAAATGATTTTAATCTTGGTGATGCTTGTTGAACTGATTCCATAAAATCAATAATCTTATGGTAGGTAATATATTGTGGTGTATAGTTTTGGTAATTCATCTTGTATAAATAATGGTTGTTTTATTTCATCTGACTTTTCTTTTCCATCTTCCTTATTTCTTCTTTCTGTCTATCAGCCTGTTCTTTCATTAACGATGCTGTGTTTAAACATAAATATAGATTTGTGTTTTCTACTTCGCCAAACTTTGTAACATCTTCTTTTGCGAGTTGGTAAGTGAGGGTAAAATAAAATCTAGAGGAAGAACCTTTTGTATCATCTTCGGCATCATCTTCCAACCCTTTATTATCATTTGATGACTCTTCATCTTCAACTCCAAAGAATTCTTTATAGAGTTTATAAATATGGTTACGATTTCCAAAAAAAAAACCGATGCTCCCAACCAAATTGATACTGGCACCAATTCCATTATCGTTGCTCGTTCTTCAATCTCTTCTGATTTGTATGGAGCAATCTTATATTTTAATGGGTTCTTCTTATCCCTTGATATTACAGGTCTATAAAGGATTGCCATTATCTTATGTAGGTTATCATATATTTTATCATCAGCACAATATACCTCAAAATCTACCCACGCTCCCCAAGCCAACTTGGACCAATCGTTCTCCAACCCATATTCAATTCCATCGTGCTCAAAAGTCATCACCAACTTTGAACCATCAGGTAATACCAACTTATCTGATATGAATAATTCTAACAAATCAATTTGGTCTTTGCTTAAGTTCTTTAATTCGTGAACCGTCATATTGGTAAATAAACTAATCAGTTGGAGTGGGTTCTTATACTTCACTTGATTCAAGTTTATCTGTCTATACATTCCAATGTTTATTTCATTTGGAACTTTAACCACTTCATTATCTACAATTAACTCTATCATACTATTGTAATCTTTCCTGACTTTTTATTTATTGTGCTTTCTAATACATACCTGATACTATCTATCGTATGGTTGTTATCATCTTCTGGTGTGTCCAATAAGTTTCCATCTTTATCTTCCTTGAACCTGTAAGAACCAAACTCTTGTAAGATGTTCTTTGATGTCTGTTCAATAAAGATATGATGTCTTCTAATCAAATCTATACCGTGTAATATACTTTTCTTATTTACTGGTTTGGCGTTCCATCTATTTCGTTTAAGTTCCTCTATGTTTTGGGGTGAAGCACTATCACACCATATCACATCTGTCTTATCGATTTTAAGACCTTCTAAACGATGAACTATGTCTGGCATAGTCATACCCCTAACGAACAATAGTTCTTTGATGTAGAGGGTGTCTTCGTCCTTGTAGACCTCAACAAATGCTGTGGGTGAATTATAACCAAAGTCCATTCCTCTACCAAGTAGTTTTAATCCTTGAGGTATATGTTCTATTGTGTTGTATTTGGTAAAGACCATTTGTGTGGCAATACCTCGTTCACCCAAGTTATAGATACGATAAAGATTTTCATCTTTTTCTTTGAGTGATTCAAGTTCTTTAATGATACTATCCTCTATAAATGGATTATCCCTCCAAGTTGTCTTAAAGTAATAACAATCTTCCCTGTTATCTAAATCATAAACCCACGATGATAACTCTGATGGGTTTAAGTCACAGATGACTTTGTCTGTGGTCCTAAAGATTAACTGGTTCCAATCTTCAATTCGTAATTCGTTCGCCTCATTACAATACAGGTAATCCCTTTTACTACCTCTTAACTTTTGTGGTTCATCAACACTTATCCAATTTATAATATTTGTTCCAAGTTCATAATACCCCTCTTGTTTGTGCCATTTGTTGGGGTCGTATTGACCGAACATTTCCAACACAACCATCAAGTCCTTCAATACAGAATTCTTAAGTGCTGGTAATGTTTTCCTGACGATGGTTAGAGTTTTGTTATTCTCTTGGAGTAACTTACTAATCCAATAGATTAAGATGTTAAAGGTCTTGCCTGACCTTGAACCACCAACAGCAACAACAATTCGTTTTCCAAGTTCATCTGATTTTATTAACTCTTCAAATACTATTGTTGTTTTAATGTTCATCTACCTTGTCCTCTGTATTTGTTTGTAAGTGGTGTTCTTTTATTTACTCTCTTTTTATGAACTCCTTTTTTCTTTTTACCAAAAGAGGTTCTACCTATTTTTAATGTTTTAGTTTTCGCCATTATCTTTTGGTTTTACAATTTCAATAGTGATTTGTTTATCATCACCAATCTTATCACCTTGAGTTGTAACATCAACCTTTGTTGATTCACTCCAATGTTTAGGAAACTTATTACGAACAATTAACGACCACAATCTTGAATTGAATTGTGCTCCACCATTTGAGGACATTGAAGAGTATGCCATATTGAACCAATACTGCTCACAATATTTTTCATACTCACCCACGGCGTATGAGTATTCCTTATTTCTTTCTAACATTCTGTAATGAGCATCTGTGCTGATACCCAATATGATTAAAAAATCTGTTATATGACGACCTTGTCTTCCTGAATCAATTATGATTTGTCTCCAACCTTCAGGTAATCTTGTTTCTACTTTTGGTCTTCCACGACCTCTTTTATTTTCTTCCATTATTTTCTATTGTATTTTACATTGAATAGTTCAATGCCTTCTTTTATTTTGCTTATCGCGTCATCAATACTTGGAACACTTGATGATGCTGGATATAGAGTTGAATAGGCACCAATAATTTCTACCCTATCAACATTGGAAAACTCGTGTGTTGTATTTGGAGCAATCACTCGGTCATATACATCTTTCGCATATTGGATATGGTCCGGTGAGTTTAAGTTATTCATTATTTGTTTCTTTCCTTTACAATTACAGCCTGCCATTTTTTAATTCTTCTTCTACTTCTTTTATTGTTTTTTCTATATCGGTCAGTGCTTGAACTAATTCAAACTCTTCTTGTTGTTCGTATGATAATATATCAACCGCTATAATGAATTTCAATTCGTTTAATCCATCAAATTGATTATCTTCTTTATATATTTTTATTATTTCAGCACAG